TTCTATCTTTAACTGAGAAAAAATCTTACGAGTTTCAAATTGAGCCTCCATACCTTCAAATGGAATACCATTTTGTTGTAGGTAAGTGTGCCATCCTAAAACTCCTAATCCTAATGCTCTACCCTTTTCAGCAGATGCAACAGAGTTTTCGAATCCTCTCATGTTTTTTGCTTTCTGAATGAACTCTGAAAGTACTCCATCCAAGAACCAAGTTGCCGTATAAACTAAATCAGTATCTTTCCACTCATTGTACTTAGCAAGATTTACTGATGATAAACAACAAACAAATGAATGATTCTCATCTGTGTGTAATGTAATCTCGGAACATATATTTGTCATATGAACTTTCAATCCATTCTTTTTGTACATCTCAGGATTATTCTTATTAACATTTCCTTTGTACATGATGTATGGTTCACCAGTTGCTTTTCTTTTTTGTAATAATTTTCCCCACTTTGCTCTTGCCTCAGGTTCTCCATCTTGAAGTTTTCTCATAAACTTATCACCTACAACTGCACATTGGTGTAGATTTAGTGATTGTCTATTTACATCTCCCTTTGGTTCTCTGATTTCTAACCACTCTTCAAAATCTTTGTGGTCAATATTAAGGTTAACAGATGCTGCTCCTCTTCTTACTGAACCTTGGTTAGTTGCAAGTATCGTAGAATCGTATATTTTAGCGAATGGTACAACACCATCAGATGTTCCATTACCACTAATGTTAGAACCTGCTGGTCTGATTTGGTTGATTCCTATACCAACTCCTCCACCATGTTTTGCAAGTAACATTAGTTCTAAGTTTTTATTTCCAATATCGTAAATAGAATCTGCAACATCAATACCAAAACAAGAAATTGGTAAACCTCTATCTGTACCTGTATTAGATAATACTGGTGTTGCAAGATTTAACCAACCTTTCCAAATATAATCGAAGAATTTAGTTGCCATCTGAGGTTTTTCTAATCTCTGTGCAACTCGTGTTGCAACTCTCCAATAAGCATCTTTTGGTTTTTCACCTGGTAGTAAATAACCTTTTGATATAGTTTTAACATATATCTCTGTGTTAGCCCATGATGGAAAATCCACATCAAGTTCCCAACCTAATTCTTCGCCGTAATTTGTTTTAGCCATTTTTTTATTTTTATTGTAATCTATTTTTCTCGTATGAAAACACCACCTTCGGTTTTTCCTTTTCTATCTTTTATTTCATTCCATGCTGCTTCTAAACATTCAGCTGGAGTGTAACCTAATTGTTGTGCGAAGATAATAACTGTTACAAGTATATCACCAATACCATCTTTCAATTCAGGTTCATTCTTTTTTAGAAGTGCTGCTGAGGTTTCTCCCAACTCTTCCATAATCTTAATCATCTGTTTTGGTGCGTTTTCACTCTTATCAATGTTTCGTTCAATCGCCCAATCACGAATCTTAACTTCTAATTCGTTTAATGTCATAACTTTTGTTTATTAAAATAAATCACCCCAATCTTCACCTTCGTTTGCTTTGGAGTAATCGGTAGGTCTAACTGCGAAGAAATCAGTATGTGTTAATCCACCTGTAAGGTGGTAGAACCATTCTAGCTTTTCTGCTTTTGTTTTATCGAATTCAAAACTTGGTTCATAACCTAATTCTTGTAATTTTGTATTTGTTCTTGCCTTAATAAACTCTTTCAAATCTTCTTTTTCAAGGTTTTCTAAATCACCTTGTTCAAATATCATATCAATAAAGTTTGTTTCTAACTGAACAATTAATTTTGAAGCTTCTTCAATTGATTCTTTACACTCATCTAATAATGTAGGATATTCATTACACATTTCTCTGAATAATTGACAACCCATCTTAGAATGTAGAGATTCATCTCTTACAGACCATTTCATTTGTTGTCCGATACCTTTTAGTAGATTTCTCATTTGGAATGAGTAGAGTACTGCAAATGAAGAGTATAGAGATACTCCCTCACTAAATGCAGAGAAGATTGCTAAACTTCTACCAACTTCCTGTCTTGCCTGTGGATTTGTTGCCAAATCTTCATGTGTCCATTTAGCGGTAGTTGAAGTTAGGAGTTCAAACTTCTCAGCAACTGCAGGTTCGTGCAGAAAAGCTGAGAAATCATCCAACCCTAATGTTTCATTTAAGTATGAATATGCAGTAGCATGAATTGTTTCTTGTGAACCAAACATCATCGCCATCTGTCTTATCTCGTGTTTAGGAAACCAATCGGTAACCATATTAGTCCAATAATCAGAAACTGCACATTCAGTTTGAGCAAAACCAAGTAGAATATTCCCCACTAAGTTTTTCTCAGCTGGGGTTAAACGTTCATTCCAATCTTTTACATCACCCTGCATTGGGATTTCTGTATGTAACCAAAATGCTTGTGCTTGTTTTAACCAACCTTCTGTATAGTAGATTGGATATTCGAAAGGTTTGAAAGGAATTCTTTCTTGAAATAGTTTGCTCATGATATAACCTAATTATTTTGATTCTTCTACTGAAGCTTTTCTATAATCGGTTACAAGTTTCTTAATTTCACCAATTGCTTTTCTAGCTCTTGATTTAGCAGCTTTAGTAGTGCCATTGTGTTCTGATTCGAATTGAGTATATAACTCGCTAATGTTTTCGAAAATTTCTTGTGAATTTGCCATAAAATTTATTCCTTATTTATTTAGTTATTAAAATGACCTTAAAGGTCGGTGTTTATAATTATCATATATATTAAAAAACGTAATAGAAATCTTATATTATTTTTTAACTTTTCTATTTTGTTATATTAACTTAATTTTATTCTTAGGGGTGGTATAATTTTTTGATATACTTACCCCATATTTTCTACATATTTCTTATGTAAAAGCTTCTTGGTTTCTAATTGACCACTTGCAGCTTCTTTCTGTGCAATCACACCATCTGGTGATGTTCCATCATACACTTCAATGTAACCTGTATTCGTATCCATCTTACAAGGGAATGTAATCCCATCTGGTCCGAATCTGTTTTTCATAACATGGGCTCTTGCAGTGTTGTTCAACTTATCTTTTGATTTTCTACTCCAACTCATAATGAAATCTGCGTTCATTACTTTTGCATATGAATCTGCAATCTTATCTGCTTCGATAACTTCGGAATCAATTGCTGAACGGTTGGTTTGAGATGCAGTCCATACAGGTATTTCGAGTTCCCCACTCATACCTCTTAGGTCAATATAGACACCTCCTTGTTCTTGATAAGTAGAGTCTGACTTATTAGAATGGGAGAGTAGTAAGTCGGCGTAATCAATTATGATAACATCCGGTTTGTTATCTAACGTAACCATCTTCTCGATATGTTGTTGTAACTTTTTTACCGTAACACCTTTTGGCGGAAAATACTTAATAAGTAATCTTCCTTGAAGATTTTTAATTTTGCCTTTAACTTCTTCCTTCTTGACCTTCAAATCTGCTGAGGGAATACCTGTAAATACAGTATCATATCTTGCACCAACGTAGTGTTCTGATAATTCCATTGTATAATGTACCACACTCAAACCTTTCCGAACAGCTTCTGCACCGATAGCGGTGAGAATCCATGTTTTTCCTACACCCGAAGGTGCTACAACTACTCCAAGTTCACCTGGTCCCAATCCACCATCCATTAAATCATTGATTGGATTCCATTTTGTTGCAACTGTTGTTCTTTTCAAATCTTCTGTTCTTTCATCAAAATCTTCGATATAATCCATACCTAAGTTGGTTTCATTCCCAACCTTCATTGCAGCATCTACTTCATCTTTGATTCTATCATAAGAACCAGCTTTGAGTAAATCAACTGAACGTAGTATTACACCTTTAAGATTTTGATTAATACAGAACTCCCTAAATTCATTTTTGATGTAATCTAAATCAACATTACCAATATTAGTAAAGACATGTCGTAATTGTTCTACAACAGTTTTCTTTAATATATCGTTATCTATTTTTGATAATTCAGATTTGAATACATCTAGGGTGGGAGGTTTTCTATATTCGTTATGATATTCAATTATTTCACTTATAATCCATTTATTTGCATCGTTCTCAAAGAACTTTGGATTAGTGATTTCACTTATAACATCAAGAAATTTATTATCTGTAACAAGAGCAGATACTACCTTTGATTGAAAGGATTGCCCATATTTTGATAATGTATCTATTTGTTCTGCCATTGACTCTTTTTTATAACTGATACAAATATACGAAAAATATTTATATTTTCCAAATTATTTTGTAATTAAATTTCCAAAAGTGGTTTTTAACCAATCATTTATATCTCCAAAGTTATTTACAACTTTATATTTTAATAGAAGTTTCATGAAATCCATTTTACTAAGTGGTGTGATTTCTTGATTGAATCTATCTAAGGTATTCATTTTTATGGTACCTGATATATCAACATCATCTAATTGCATTAATTCTCTATTAAGGAGTATTTGATTTTTTGAATTTATAATATCTTTGTATATTTTTATTTTTCCTTTTGTTTCTTCTATCTTCTGTTCTGCTAAGTTTAACAAATCATCTACTGATATTGTATCTTCACCTGTTATTTCAGGAAATCTCTTTACTAAAGTTTTGATTCCACATCCATAAACACCAGGTATATTATCTGATTTATCTCCATCTAGAACTCTATATAACAAAAGGTTTTTTGACTCTATTCCGTACTCTTCTTTTACTAAAGATTTATTGTACATTTTCTTTTTGGTAGGTGACCAAACAATGGTTGTATCATCAACTAACTGAAGGAAATCCTTATCAGTTGACATTAGTACTGCTTGTTCATCTTCTTTAAGAAGATTTGTGGTTATATAAGCCATGATATCATCGGCTTCAACACCATCATATATCATAGTTGTGAGAGGTAATCCATCTAACATCTCGTTTAACCAAACGAATTGTCTTTTCATAGATTCTCTTTCATCCTCATCGTTCATTAAATCAGCATATGCTCGATTTACTCTGAGTTTGTTTTTATCTCTCTGTGCTTTATAACCACCAAATTTCTTTTTACGAGAGGTTGAACCTCCCTTTCCATCAAAAACTACAACTACACGAGTCGGTTGAGTTTGTCTGATTGCATATCCAATAGATTTCAATGCTCCAGTCACTCCACCAACATGGTCACCATCATCATTCATTGTAGGAATGGATGACCAACATCTGATAAATGTATTTAACCCATCAATAATTAATACACGAGAATTCTTGTGTCTATTGATATTTTGGGTTCTGTCAATCTCAACTGACTCTAATATGTTTTTGTAAAGTTTTTTCATGTAAGAAGTTCTTTGTTATTGGATGATTCGTTTAAGTAGATATCTATTGCTTCTAATCTATCTTGAGATTCAGCTAATAATAAAAGTGCCTCTTCAGCATTTTTATAAAAATCTTCTGTCGAATGGTCTCCAATACCAACGGCCTTCTTATCTAATAAATCTAGAGATAAAAGTGCTTTGGCTTTATCAGCCTCAGCAGATTTTCTCAACATTATAATTAATTTGCTCATAATTTTATAGTTTATTCTGGTACTTCAGTATCGATTTCCATTTTATCGATATCTAATGTATCGGATTTATACTGTAAGATAGATTCTTCACAAATCTTTTTATAGATTTGTTCTCGAACTTCTTCTCTATCTTCCATAAGTTCTACCCAATCTTTAGATTGAAATTTAATCTCTTCACCGGTTTCAGTATCAACATACTTATACCAAGCTCCACTTTGGGTTACCATTTTGTTTTCTTTCATAACTTTTAGCCATGAACCATAGTTATCAATTCCTCTATCAAAGTAAATTTCAAAATCAGCCGCTCTTAATGGTGGGCCCATTCTGTTCTTTACTATTTGACATCGAACTTTGATTCCAACAACCTTATCGTTGCCGTTTACCTTCATTTTGATTTGTCCCATACCTTTCAACCTCAATCTTACAGATGCATGGAAAGCAAGAGCTTTTCCACCACTTGTAGTCCATGGGTCACCGAATGGCATGGCATTCATCTTTTGTCTAAGTTGGTTAGTGAATACTAATGAGATTTTCTGTCTACCAATCATATTGGTAATCTTTCTCATCGCCTTCGAGATAATAATAGCTTTATCAGTAGCATATCCATCTTTACCATAATCAGCCGCTAGTTCTGTTTTGGTTGATGCTGCTGCAACTGAATCTACTACGATAGTTACAATTTTATCTTTAGATGTTTCTCTAACTTTCTCAATGATAGTTTCAGTAAAATCAAAGATTTGTTCAACTGAATCTGCTGATACATAAAGAAGTTTAGAGACGTCAACACCGATTGCCTCTAAAAATTCTCTACTTACTGCAGTTTCTGTATCAATCAATACAGCAACACCACCTTGCTTTTGTGTTTCTGCAAGGAGGTGTGCCGATAGTAATGATTTTCCACTTTGTTCCAAACCTGTAACTTCTGTTATTCTACCAACAGGTAAACCACCATAAGGACGATTGGAGATAGCCACATCCAACATAGCACATCCAGTCGATATCCACCCTTCTACATTTGTAGGAGCTTCATCTTCATTTAAGAAGAATGCAACTTTTTGGTCTTTGGATTGTTTGTTAAGTTCACCCGCCAGAATATCTGCCAAGTCAAGCTCTTTTGCTTTCTTTTTCGCCATTTAGTTTGGTTTAGTTGTTAAATAAGTCATCAAATGCAGCCGCCACATCATCAGTTTTCTTTGAATCTGAAGTTGTAGGTTGAGCTACTGGTTCACTTTTAGTTTCAGTTGAAAGTGTTGATTGGGATACTGATTCATTTTTTGATTCAGATTCACCTTCTGCAGTTGGATTTAACCAACCTTCTAATACTGATTTTAATTCATCATAAGATAATTCAGAATATAAATCTGTAATTTCAGTTTGTGTTTCTATAAAAGAAGTTGCTCTTGTAGCATCTTCTGAAACTGCAGTTTCACTTGGTTTTACTCTAATTGTAGTTGTAGGATATGAAGTACCTGCTTCTTCAGCTGATTTGTACTCGATTGTTAAATCTCTACCACTTGTAGGGTCTGTAATATCTCCATAATCAGGGTCAGCAATGTAACCTAAGATTTCTTGATATACAGTTTTACCAAATCCCCAAAATCTAACTCCTTCACCTTCTTCACCTCTTACAACAACAGGTACGAAAGTTCTCAACTTAGGCTCCATAGCCTTCGCCGCTTTCCAATCTTCTTTATCTCCCATTCTTTTTAGTTTATCCGCAAACTCTACAATAGGGTCTGGTCTACCAAATGATTGTGGTGATAAATAAGTTTTGTTGT